CCCAAATAAAGTCTTTCTTCTCTTCCTTACTCATAGTCATAAACTCTTGATACTCATCTTCATCGAGGTTAAGGTGAAGATAGCCATAACGAAGATGTCCCATTACGTATTCAAGGTTTGCTACAATATTGTGAGTCATTTCTTACTCCTCAAAAGGAAGTTTGATACCAGTGCTTTCTTTTCTCTCGCTCTCAAAAGGTACATGCTCAAGTACTTGCACACCTTCAAGACGAGTACCCTTACCAATCTTAGTATCGTAGACAGTGGCAAAAACTTTAACCCGAGAACCATTACCAATCAGTCCATCTTCTTCAAGCTTCCAAAGAGTACCATCTGCTTTAGCTACCTTGGGGGCACCACCAGCAAAGGCATGGGCGAACTTGCGCTTGAACTTTACGATGATACCGTTCTCTCCGGGCTTACCTGAAGTACGAGAACCAGTAGCAATGAACTTGTCGTACTCTTCTTTATCCATTTCCAAATCAATGGAACAAAGCCCATCGTAATCACCGTGGAATCTTTTATCCATGTCCCTGTTCTGCTCAAACACACGAGCCCAGCTTGCAATACCTTCGAATTCAAAAAGTTCTGTAGACATATAGGTGTTCCTTTTCTCTAGTCTATAATCTATATTAACCTGTTAGAGTTTACTTGTCAATGGGTCTCTAACCAATTAGTACCAACTTTGTAATTTCCTTGTAAAGGACAAAAGAGGTTTAGTCTTTTACCTGTTTCTTCAATAGCCTTACATTGTAACTCTCCTAGTTTTATAGCGTCCTCCTTAGAGGAAACTTCTGTTTGCCATTCATCATGTACAAAATCTACTTGTTTAAACCATACACCTGCCTCAGTAGCCCATTTCCTCCATAACAGGTTAGCGTGCTTCATGACAACAGCTTCACCATTTTGCAGGTATCCTGCAAGCATCAAGTACTCAGAGGATTGGACAACTTTACGTCCGTCCAAACCTCGGAAGAAACCCCTTGCGGCATCTCTGGGAATCCTGCCCGCTTTAAGGCGTTTGAGTTCAGGGAGACTATCCAAGAAGTTTTGTACAGCTCCTTTTGCCATAGGTTTTGTACAGTCAAGTATTCGACTAACCTTTTCGGTTCCAGCCCCAAGAAGGAAGGCGTAGATAAAAGTCTTAGCAGTATCCCTGTCCCTACAAATGGGTCCGAGTGAACGTTTGTTAAGGTTATGAATATCCGTCTCATCTTCTTTCTTTCCTGAAGTAATAGCTGTAACGTATTCTTTAGACTGCATAAGGTGAGCAAGGATACGAAGTTGAATACCTTCAGCATCTGTCCCCACCAAGTAGTGTCCTTCATCCACAGTCCATAGTGCTCTGAGCTTTCCATCGAACTCAGCCTTTACCTCTTCGATAGGAGACTTAGGCTCACCGTGGAATGGGCTAGAGATGTTAGCTTGGTTTGGGTTACTGTGAGACATACGCCCAGTCCATGCCCCGATGTGCCAGAACTTACCATGAATCCTACCATCCTCGGAGACACAGCCTATCCACTCCTGAAGGCTTGACCTTCTTCCCTCTAGAGTAAGCCACTTGGCTAGCGTCTTCGCTCCCTCAGGGGCGTCAGAGGGGAGGGTAGATAAGTTCTCCTCAGATACCACCCACCCATAGTAATCGAAGTGTTCTTTCTTTTCTTCCCATAAGGCATACGTGAGCAGAGACTTACGCCAATACTCTCCCACCTTAGCTTTACGTTCGAACTCCAAGTGTGTCTTGGTTTTTTCTACTGGCTCCCACCCTGCTGCCCAAAGCTTTTCGATCCTATCTTTAGTAGACCCCGGATTGAAAATCTTGTAGTCAAAGCAAACCAGTTCTTCCCCATCTACTACAGTCCTTGGGTAGTTACGCATAGCATCTTCAGTAGTCTTGAAGAAGCTCCCATCTTTCTTGATCCTGTATAGAATTCGATGAACTTCCGTTAGCTCTGGTGGCCAAATCTCTTGGAATGTAACTTCCAGTATTTCCATCTGCTCTTTAATCTGAGCAAGGTACTCCTCTGCTTTCTCTTTATCAAACTTGAACCCATTGTTCTGCATGTCGTTACATACAAGTTGAATGCCATGCTCAACATCAATGGAGTCTTTCCATTCTGGATTGTCAAGATAAGGCTTATAGAAGAGGTAAACCTTTTCTGTTAGCTCAACATCCTTTACGCAGTAGTCTATCATCTCCCTCGATACACGAGACCAATCAGTATGACTACCCTTCGGATAGTTTAGAGCTTGCCCCAGATCGTCAAGACTGTGAGTAGGTAAGCCTGAATAATTGACAAGACGAGACACAACAAAAGTATCACAGACCACCGAAGACTGAATGCCCGAATCATATAGTCTATTAAGAACAGGAATGTCAAAAGCCAGCCCGTTGTGAGCGATGACACAAGTAGCATCTTTAATATAAGAATTAAAAGCATCCTTTCCTCCTTCCCAATTGTTCCATACAAGGTAGTCTGACCAGACTTTGATAGCTCCATGCAATTCCTTGGTAACTACGCACCAGACTTTAGTAGGAGATAACCCATCTGTTTCGATGTCTAAAGTTACAATCATCAGCGACCAGGCTCATCATAGACCACATCATCCCCGTAATACTCAAGTTCTGAAGCATAAGACTCTTCGTCCCGCACGGGATCATCTTCTCCGTAGCCATCATCTGCAGTAGTTGGTGGTACATTAGCATCATACTCTACAGGTCTTCCCAAGTCTTGTCCTTCAAGGTAACGTACTTCATAAGCTATTACCTCTTCAATAGCAGAGATAAACTCTTGGTCTACTGCTCGCTGAGAGCCAAATACATCTGAAAACATCACTTCATAAGGAGGCCAGTCAGCCCAAAAAATATTTCTGTCTAATAGTTGTCGCTCTTCAAAACTAAGCCAACCCTCATAGCTATCAAAGCGATTACGAGCTGCATCAAGAAGCCTTTCAAGATTAGTAAGTCTTTTAGAACTTACTTTAGGATAAGGAGCAGGGGGTTTCCCTTCAATCTTTCTCATCCAGTCCCTAAAGTTAAGTGCATGAACACTACGCGCCATAGATCTTCTCCTTTAGTGTGAACGAATCCAAGTCAAACTCTAGTTGACCAGCAAATCCAAGAGGACCAACTGGCCTATTCTTTACGATAGACAGGGTGGTTGTATTTCGGATAACATCATCTGCATTAGTCAAGTCTCTCGATAAGTCCACCCTGACTGAAGCTTGCTTACCGATGAGTTTACAGTCCCTGATATCCCCGTCTGAATTCTGATGGGCAATTGTGATAATCCCACACCCTGTCTCTGCTGCAGTTCTCGATAGCTGCACTGATAGCTTTGACAGGAATTGCTCTGTTGTACCATCCTCCTTACTCCTTTGGTGGGCGAGATCTTGGATGGGCTCAAAGAATATATACTTACAGTCACAGACGTTGGCATAGTATTTAATCCTTTCGATAATGACCATTGGATCTTCATCTACCCCAATACTAAACTGGTGCATAGTCTCCTTGCTGGTCAGCTCAATGATAGCATTACGTACTTCATCTTCATTGTCCTTGAACAACTCCCTACGAGTTACATTCTTCCCTAATTTATAGGAAGCTAGGCCAAGGATAGACCTCATGTTTGTTTCTTCAAGGTGACAGAAAGCAAAGGGAACATCACTGTAGTTCTCAGCTAAATTGAACTCCAGCATACGCATGAACTCTGTCTTACCTATCCCCTCCGGTGCAGTAAAGACAGTAAGGTGCCCCTGCATAAGGCCCAGCCCTAACCTATCGTAGTCCTCAATACCAGTGGGTAAGTAGATACTATCCTTCCCTTCCTCCAGCACACGAAGGAATTGCTCGGGGGTATTAGTGTCCCAATCAGGTACATATTTTGTACGATTAATCCAAGCGTACATGAAGTCTGACTGGTGTCCTGAAGTAAGATACTCGTTAGGGTCTTTATGGAGAGTCATACTCACCCGGTAGACTTTGTTAGGAAATGTCCGAGCGAGAGTTGTTGCAGCCTTATCACCTGCTGGGTCTGAATCAGTACAGATTACAATGTTCTTGAAGCTATT